ATCATCTCGCTCGTAGGCTCGACGGCGTTCGCCTACGCGACCGAGTGCACGCCGCGGATCGCTCTGGCCTACGGCATAGGCTGGATGTGCGTGTCCCTCACGGTGCACCGGATCATCTTGAGGATCGACTCTTGAAAAGATTACAGCGGAGGGAACACGAATGACTGAGAGCAACACCGTGCCTGGGATCTACCGAACGCGACACCTCCTCGACCACGGCTACTGTCGCCTCGTGGAGTCCTGGGGCTCGGACGAGCGCATCATCGAGAGCGCTCGGATGAGCACTGGCAAGAGCTTCCTTGGCTGGGAGCCGGGGCCGTGTCCGACGTGCGAGGGGTCGGGCAGAGCGCCACTTCAAGACTTCACCCCCGACTTCGTGCCGCAGACCTGCCACGACTGCGGCGGGAAGGGCGCGATCCCCGGCGACAAGAACCTGCTCCGCCGGCTCTGGACGCTCAAGCACTCGACCCCCTTCGAGTTCGCCGGCCTCACCGTCGAGATCCAGGCTCCGATCTTCGTCTTCCGTGAGTGGCACCGGCATCGAACCCAAAGCTACTCCGAGCAGAGCGCCAGGTACGTCGAGATGCCGGAACTCTTCTACGTGCCGAGCGTGGAGCGGCTCCGAGCTGGTGGCCAGAGCACGACGAACAAGCAGTCGAGCGGCGGGCCCTTGAGCCCCGAGGCCATCGAGAATGCGCGCATCCGCATCGCAGGCGCCGGCCGGCGTGCGTTCGCGGAGTACCGCGCCATGCTCGAGGACGGCGTCGCGAAGGAACTCGCGCGGAGTGTGCTCCCGGTCGGGACGTACTCCCGCATGCGCGCGACCACGGACCTTCGCAACTGGCTCGCGTTCCTGACGCTCAGGACGGCGCCCGGGGCGCAGTACGAGACCCGCATGTACGCGGACGAGGTCTCGAAGATCGTGCAGGAACTCTTCCCTCGAACCTGGGCGCTCTGGGCCGAGGTCGACCCATGATCGACTCCTTCTTCGCCGCCGCCGTCATCGTGGCGCCGTTGTGGTGGATCGGCGTGTCGCTCTCGCGGCTGGCCGACGCGGTCGAGGCGCTGAACCGGAAGCCCCGATGAGCGACGTCGAACCTATCTCGAAAGCCGCGCCTGAACAAGACGGCGCGCCCATCGATCGTCTGCGCCTCTACCAGAAGCGCGACTACCGCGATGTGCTCCAACGCTGCGAAGAAGTACGTCGAGTGCTGTACGTCGCGTTCATGGGCTCCGGCAAAACAGTGCTAGCCGCTGCTCTGATCCGCACGTGGGTGGCGCGCGGAGAGCGCGTGCTCATCTTGATGCACACGCGCGAGATATTGAGACAAACGCACGAGAAGCTGCTTGCCGCCGGCATCGACGAGAACCACATCGGATGGGTCTGGAGAAACCACCCTCGAACCAACGCGACGGCACCGATCCAACTGGCAAGTCTGGACACGCTCGTACGACGTGAGTTGCCCCGAGGCATTACGCGATTGGTGGTCGATGAGGCCCACCACGCGCCTGCGAAGAAGTGGCGCGACGTGATCGACGCTTACCCGAACGCTCGGGCGCTCGGGCTCACGGGCACTCCGGCGCGCCGCGACGGTCAACCGCTTGGGGATCTGTTCGACGAGCTGATCCAGAGCGAGCCCACTGAGAACCTGATCGAGCAGGGCTGGATCGCGCAGCCGACGTACTGGACGCCGGAGTGGAAAATCGATCTCTTGCGCAGCTCAGGCCGAGACTTCTCGGACGACGATGCGGCGCGGATGATGGCACACTCGAAGGTTCTTGAGAGCATGGTTGAGGAGTACCTCAAGCACGCCTCCGGCTTGCCTGCGCTGGGCTTCGCAGCGACGCGCGAGAAGGCTGCGGAGTACGCACAGTGTTTCTCCGCGGCGGGCGTGTCAGCGGACACGCTCTTCGGATCGGACACGGACTTGAAACGCCGTGGAACGCTGGCGCGTCTCCGCAAGGGCGCGATCAGCGTGCTGTGGACTTGCGACGTGCTAAGCGAGGGTTGGGACTATCCAGGGCTACGGTGCGTGCTCTTGGCCCGCCCTACGCTTTCAATCGCTCGATACCTTCAACAAGTAGCGCGCTGCATGCGGCCTGGTGCGCCTCCAGTAGTGCTCGACCTGTGGGGGGCCTGGAGTGTCTTCGACCCGCCGTGGGCGGACTTCGGATGGAGCTTGCAGACGAGAGCGCGCGCGTCGCTGTACGTCGGCAAGCGCGAGCCTACAGGCGAGACGAGCTGGCTACCCCCCGTAGAGGTCGAAGGGGAACTAGTACGCGCAGATGCGTCAAAGCGAACACCGTGCAGCGTGTGCGGCGAACCGGCGACGCGGACAAGTGCGATAATGGCGCGTCGTAGGGGAGGTAAAGCCTATTGCACGCGCCACAGAAAAGACCCTAACGCCCGACGCCTTGCGCCGCTCCCGTGCGCGATCTGCGGTGAGCCGACATCCAGAAGCAGCTCGGGGAACGCGCGCCACAGAGGGTGTAAAGCGTATTGCGAGAAGCACAAGGGCGGCCCTAGCGCTCGGATGGCGCCACTCCCATGCTCTGTCTGCGGGGAACCGGCGACACGAAGCAGTTCATCAGGCGCACGAAGTAAAGGCTATAAACCATATTGTAAGGAGCACCCGAAAGGCAGACGGCCGCTCCTTCCATGCGCGATCTGTGGAGAACCGGCGACGAAGACCAGTTCGGAGACTGCACGTTCGCAGGGATGCAAACCGTTCTGCGAAAAGCACAAGCATGGCGCGCACCCTCTGCTTCCATGCGCGATCTGCGGCGAGCCGGCAACACGCGATAGTTCTATCGGCGCGCGCAGTCGCAGCATCAAGATCGGCAAGCCAGTCAACGCCTATTGCGCGCACCACAAAAAAGGACCCGTAGCGGAAGTACCGCGGCGCCCTTGTGCGATCTGCGGAGAACCGGCAACACGTACCAGCTCGCACAACGCGCGCTACCTTACGCGCAAAGCATACTGCGCGAAACACAAGGGCGGCTCTCAAGCCAAACTCCCGCCGCTCCCGTGCACGATCTGCGGCGCGCCCGCGACGAAGACGAGCGCCAAAGGCGCAAGGCACCAGGGAGGTAACGCATACTGCGCGAAACACAGAGGCGGCAAACACGTATGACCGCCGCACGCAAAGGCAACGCCCGTGGGGCGTCCGAAGCGCGTCTGCCCGTCGTGCAGCCCTACGATCCGATCAAGGCCGGGGCCGCTTGCCATCTATGCCCGCTCAAGGGCAACAACGTCGTCCCGCCGAAGGCGTCGCCGCTCCCGACGAAGCTCGTGTTCGTCGGTGAGGCACCCGGGCGCAAGGAAGAGATCCACGGGACGCCGTTCATCGGGCAGACCGGCGCGTTCCTTCGCGGGCTCTGCCGCGAGGTCGACATCGACTTCACCGAAGCGGCGCTCCAGAACGCGAGCCTGTGCCGCAGCAACATCGACAAGGAGAACGAGGAGGCGGCCGTCTGCTGCGCCCCGCGGCTCCTGCGCGAACTCGCGGCCTTCGATCCGAAGATCCCGATCATCACGCTCGGCAAGACGAGCACGCTCTCCGTCCTGGGCGTGCGCAGCATCATGCACTCCCGCGGGTTCGTCTGGACGGCCCGGAAGCTCGATCCGACCAACGCCTGGAACGCTGCGCGGAAGGCCAAGGAGCGCGGCGCGCCGAAGTGGCCGCAGCTCTTGCTCAAGGCGCAGATCCTCGACGGGCGCAGCAAGCTCGCAGGCCGCACCGTGCTCCCGACCGTACACCCAGCGTTCGTGCTTCGGTCCGACACGTGGCTCCCGATCCTCAAGTCGGACCTCGACCGCATCGCGCGCTGGGTGCGCGGGGATCTGACGCAAGAGCAGCTCCTCGAGAACGGGCCTTACGTCGTCGTCACGAAGGGTGCAGACGTGCGCCGGGAGCTTCGGAAGCTCGCGCCCGTCATCTCCGTGGACATCGAGACCGGCCCGAGCAAGCCTGGCGGCCCCGACGGCGCCGATCCGAACAGGAACCGCATCCTCTGCGTCGGGGTCTCGGACGGTGAGCACACGGTCGTCGTCTGGCCCTGGCGGAAGGCGACCCACGCCCCGCTGCTGAACGCGCTCTTCAAGCGCGTGAAGACGATCAGCATGCACAACGGGTACAACTTCGACCAGATCAGCCTCGCGCGCGCGGACGTACCGTTCGAGCCCATCGACGACAAGCTCGAAGACACGCTCATCGCGCACCACACGTTCGCGAGCCACATGCCCCAGCGGCTCAGCCACGTCGCGGGGATCTACGTGGACGCGGGGCCCTGGAAGATCACGTTCAAGCTCGGTGAGGGGGGCGCTTCCGAGAAGGGCCTCCCGCCTGAGAAGCTCAGCCCCGAAGACCTGACGAAGTACAACGCGGCCGACGCCCGCATCCAGGCGCGCGTGTGGCTTGCGATGCAGGCCGATCTCGAGTCGGAGCGCGAGGTCTACGAGGTCGACAAGATGAACGCGCGGCTCTGCCGCAGCATGATCATCGGCGGCATCGGAGTCGATCTCGATCGTCGAGAGCAACTCCGTGCAGCGGTCATCGAGAAGGAGGACGAGCTGCTCGGCAAGATGCGGAAGATCCTCCGCCGCGTGAACTTCCACCCGCTCCAGCTCTCCGAGGTGCGGAAGGCGCTCTTCGACGTTCTCGGCGCTCCGCTCGAGGTCGCGGACCCGACCGACTCTGGGCTCCCGAGCACGAGCCAGAAGACCCTCGAACGGCTCAAGGAGAGCCCGACGCGAGCTGGGCGGTTCGCCGACCTGCTCCTCCAGTGGCGCGGCGCGATCAAGATCCGCTCGACCTACATCGACAGTCAGGTGCTCGACCCAGTCAAGAAGGGTCTTGCGGTGAGCCGGACGCACTTCAACTGGCGTAGCTACGGCGCGGCCTCGGGGCGGTACTCTTGCCGGCTCCAGTCGTGCCCCCGCGCGGAGTACCTGAAGGACAAGAGCATCGTCCTCGAGACGCGGGTGCGCGAGCTCTACGTCGCTCGGCCCGGGTACAAGCTCATCTACTTCGACCTCTCGCAGGCCGAGCTGCGGTTCGCCGCCTACCTCTCCGGGGACCAGAACTTCATCGCAGCCTGCGAGTCGGGCGACGTGCACACGGCGACGGCGAAGCTCCTCTTCCCCGCCGAGGCCGAACTCATCGGGCGCGATCCGAAGGGCGCCGGCAAGCCCTTCCGCGACGTCGAGAAGAACAGCATCTTCGGGTTCTGCTACTACGCCGATCCGACCACGATCTTCGGCTTCGTGCGGGCGAGAGGGCTCCCGGTCGAGATGCGCGACGTGCTCGCGATGCACGACATGGTGCGCCAGAACTTCGCCGACTACTTCCGGTACGTCGAGCGGAACAAGCGCCGAGTCGATCAGCAAGGCCACCTCCGCGACGCGCTCTCCGGGCGGATCTCGTGGCTCGGCTGGCACGCTGGCTACCCGGACGTCGCCAACAGGCCGATCCAGGGGGGCATCGCCTCGCTGATGAACGTGCGGCTGCCCAGGATTCAGGACGCGCTCCCGCCTGGCGCGCGCGTCGTCGCGCAGATCCACGACGCGGCCATCATGGAAGTGCCGGAGCGGTACGTTGAGCGCGTCCGAGCGTTGGTGGAGAAGACGTGGGAGGAGCCGGTCATCATCCCTGCGAACGGCTACGGGACGAGCTTGCGAGTTGAAGATGGGGCGCGGCACTTCCGCATGCCAGTGGATCTCAAGATAGGCGAAAGGTGGTCTGACTTTGGCTGAAACGTGGAGGTGCACTCCGAACGAGTTGGAGACGTTCGCGCGTGTCGGTCAACGCTTGGCCGTAGAGTTCGGTGCGAAGCGTGATGCAGGCACGAGGGTTCTGGCGTTCGAGTGGATGCGGCACAACCTGACTGTCGAGGAGATCAGCGCTTTTTGCGTTGCGCTGTTTGACGGCAGTGGATCCGACGATTCTTGGCTCGCCACCGCCCGTAAAGATCCGCTCTCGGCGCTGGCTGTTCTAGGGATGAACGCAGACATAGCCGCACATCCTTTCAACCCCGCCGATGCCGAGAAGACGAACGCGCTGCTTTGGCGTTGGTCGTACAGGCTGCTACCTGACAACGACGCCCACGCCGTCATGCTCACGATAGTTTTCATGGAGAAGTACGGCCTCTGGCAGATGCCGAACGGAGCGCGCTACGGCTTTCAAGACTTGCCTTCGGACGACAAGCTAGATGTGTTCTGGGGCCCTCGTTGGGTGGATGGCGCGTGCACGACGATCAACGTGGGGCACAAGTTACTGGCGGCTTTGGCCGTAACCGACATCGCGGCGGAATCGTACGCGGACATCAAGCTGCCGTGGCCTGCTTTCTCCGTCAATGTTCCGAGCGGCGCGTTGCCGCTGCACGAAAGCTACGAGGTTCGACGTATTCGATTCCTTCACATGCGCGCGGCAACCGTCATGGGCGCAGACACAGATCACAGAGGAATGTTCTACGGTGATCCTGCCGCGCACGGAGGTCTCCACGACATCGCTCACATTCTCGTGGAGACCACCGAAGGTACGAAGCTCCACGTAAACCGTAACGGCGATAACGCTTTGAGGCGGCTCTTGTTCGAGGATGATCGAAGGCCGCCGCGCGTTGTGAAAGAAGAGCTTCTTGAGCCGCTGGACTCGGAAGAGGAACGCTTGATGCTGGCTGTCCGGCGTATTCTAGTCGGATTGATCTACACGGTGCAGCACACGACGAACTGGAAAGAGCGCACTCGTACGAGCAAACGAACGCCCAAGCAGCGCAACGGGCCGCCGGATCACAGGGACATCGTGCTCACGGCGCCGATAAAATTCGATGTCCGGCAAGGGCTGTTCGACTGGCTTCGCCACGGAAACGGGAAGCACTCGCCACCCTCGGTGCAGTTGCTAGTCAAAGGTCACTACAAGCGCCAAGCGCACGGCCCGGGTCGAAGCGAGAGGAAAGTCATCTGGATCGAACCGTACTGGCGCGGGCCGGAAGATGCCCCCATTCGCAACCGCTCTTACACGAAGGAGTGAGTAGAGATGAGTGAAAAGCTACGCTACGCGCTCATCCTCGACACCGAGACGACGAGCCTCGACCCGCCGCCGAAGGGCGCCGCCATCGAGGTCGCCGTCACGCTCTTCGACCTCAAGCACGCCCAGCCCGTCGAGAGCTTCGCCTCGCTCATCCGCGGCGACCGCAACGAGGCCGAGCACGTCAACGGCATCCCGGTCGAGCTGCTCAAGGGCGCTTCCCCGGGCGGCGTCGTGTGGCGCTACGTGGAGGCACTCGCCGAGCGAGCCCAGGTCGTCGTCGCGCACAACGCGGAGTTCGACCGCCAGTTCGCGCCTGAGTTCGGCCTCCCATGGGTGTGCAGCGAGGAGGACATCAAGTGGCCCGACCAGGCGCGTGGCGGCTCGCTCGTCAACCTCGCGCTCTCCCTCGGGCTCGGCGTCGCGAGCGCCCACCGGGCGATGGCGGACGTGGACACGCTGGCGCGCATCTTCACGCGCCTCGCGGAGCGCGGGTGCGACCTCGAAGAACTCGTCCGTCACGCGATGCGCCCGAAGGCCGTCTTCCACGCGCAGGTCTCCTACGCGGAGAAGGATCTCGCCAAGGAGAACGGCTTTCGCTGGGACCCGCAGGCGAAGGCATGGTGGCGGCGGATGGCCGTCGAGGACACGAAGGCGCTGCCGTTCAAGACGCGGCGCTTGAAGGAGAGCGCGTGAGCGAACAGGATGGACGTTTCCGCGACGAGGACGGCGTGCTGCTCCTCATCAACGACCGCGACGATGTCGTCTACCTCATGGCGTCTGGGGTCGAGCAGAGCCCGAGCTTCGACGAAGGATCGGATCCAATCGAGGTCGGACCGCGGCGCGTCGTCGGTCTCAGGCTGAGCGCGGCCAACCTCCTCGATCTGTCCGCCACGCTGCACGCGGCGGTGTGCCCGGACTGCTCCGAGATGGGTCGCGTGCGTAAGCGTGCCCGCACGAGGTCGGCGCACGCCAAGATGATCGCCATCTGCCAGAAGTACGCGAAGGAGCACCCGGAGCACTCCGTAGCCGCCGGCCAGATCGCGATGCGGATCGCGCAGGAAGCGAGGAAGAAGTGATGATCGTCCAGCACCGAACAACATGCGTGCGATTCACCGGCTCGTTTGAGCCCACTCTCGCTCCGCATTGCGTTGGCACGTGTCGGTGAGCCGCTCTGCACACGGACGTGCACGAGGAAGAACGCGGGTCGGGAGTTGACCAGGCGTGCAGACTATAGTAGACAAGAGCCGGTCCCACGACCGAGGTCCGAGGTAAATGCCCAAGCCACAGAAAGCCGAAACCGAGCTCTCCACCGGCGCCCATGAGGCTGCAGTGCCTGTGCTTGATGAAGCTGCGCCGCGCAGCTACGCGATCGCGGACATGTTCTGTGGGTGCGGGGGATTGTCTCTCGGCTTTACCTTGACGCGCCGCTTCCACGCGGTCTTCGGCTGCGAGATCAAGCCCGAGGCGGTGGAGACGTTCGTCCGAAACCATGAAGGCGAGCATGGTCAGCCGACCATGTTCGACTCGGACATTCGCGGGCTGTCGGACAAACGGCTCTGGTCAGGCCTTCGTGACCACGGCGTCGGACAGCCAGGACAACTCGCGTGCATGATCGGCGGACCGCCTTGCGAAGGGTTCAGCCAAAACCGCTCGGTTGGAGCGGGCGGACGCCCCGGTGACGCGACGCGAGTCGACAAGTTTATCGACGACCCCCGAAACTGGTTGTTCAAGTGGTTTGTTCAGGCAGCGGCGGAGGTCCGCCCAGCTGTTGTAGTTATCGAGAACGTCCCCGACCTCGTGCGTCACCGCGACGGAGAAACGCGAGACGAAATTCTTAAGGCGCTGGCCAAGGCTGGGTATCGAGCCACTGTCCGCGTCCTGAATGCTGCCGACTACGGCGTGCCGCAGATGAGGCGGCGGGCGTTCTTTCTGGCTCAACGCAATGAAGATTTCGCGAAGACGGGGATTCCGCTTGAGTTCCCGACACCAACCCACCTTCCGTTTCCGCTGATGCGTGACGAGCTTCACGGTGACCCGTCGTGGCTGCCGGGCGATTCAGGATATTGGACGACCGTCCGCGAGGCGCTTGGCGATCTGCCGGAAGCGTTTGCGTCCGACGACTTCGATCACGCCGAACGCCCCTATCCCCGGGCCACGATGACCTCACTGCGATCGTTCCTGCGCGGCAATGCCCAGGAGGTGCCCTTCAACCACATCGGTCGGAAGCTCGGAAAGAGCGGCCTCGAAAAAGTCCAGGCATTGAAGTCGGGCGAGCGCTTTGCCGACTTGCCGGATGAAATTCGCCCAAAGGCCGGCTACCACTACAGCTACGCACGCCTCAAGTGGGCGGAACCCGCTCGAACGATCACTAAGTTTGCGTATCATGTCGGATCTGGGATGTTCACTCACCCGGAAGCGGACCGAGCTATCACGATGCGCGAAGCAGCTCGGCTTCAGACGTTTCCTGACAGCTTTCGTTTTCACGCCACAAACATCCGTGATCTATCTGCACTAGTTGGAAGCGCGGTCCCTCCACTGCTCGCGTTCCGCCTGGCTCAGCAAGTCCTCAGATATCTTGATCAACTCTCGCTCGCACGAATGCCGAGCGAGTATAAGCACCGCGTTCGACCTCAAACTGGCGACGCAGTCCTCCGGCGTCTCGAGAAGTCTCAATGGAGCACGGAGCGGCGGGACATGAGGCAGGCCTCGTTGTTCCTGGGCTCGGAAGATCCATCAGACACCGACGAGTCGGATGGCCTCGACGACGGTGAAAGCTAGTGATGATGGCCGGGGGCGGCGCGGAATGTTCAGAAAAGCGCCCCCGACTACCAGATGAAGTCGACCCAGTTTGTGCTGCCGTTCTTCTCTCCCTTCAGCAGCACCTCATAGAGGCTCTCAATGCGTGGCGCGAACCCGAGGCCCAACATTCGTGAAAAGTCCGGCTGGCCATTCCTTGGACGGCTGAAGCCACGCAGAATCCGGTCGAACTGGAGTTGATAACTGCGCGCGGCTTCCTCCAACTTGTACACCAGCAAGAACACGTTGCCGTCCTTCTGGTCCTCGAAGTCCTTTGGCCGGAAGTCAGTGGTATGCTCAATGTAGTCGACGAGCACGTCCTGCACTAGCCACAGCGCACGCCCACCCCACTTCTCGGCGATCTCGGATTTCGCATAGAGCTGCCCGAGCATGCGCTCGAAAACTTGTCGGTAGTTTGGAGTGTAGGGAGAATCAACAACTCCGCGCAGCTTCCGTTGATCGCGAAGAAGCAGCGCGTCGACCATGTGTTCCGTCAGCCCGCCGCCTCGCGTGCTTGAGGTCATGATTTCAATAATGTGCGGGGGACCAGTAAAGCGCCCGCGGAACTTGTCAACGCGGATGAGACAGCGGGCATGAGGAATCTATGACGGAAGGGCGGCCACGGCGGATCGAGGCGTCTCGTGTCGCGGCGTACTCGCC